AACTATCCCCTATCAATAATACATTGTACTGTCTTTGAAGTTGCATACTTTTCAATCCTATCGTAGAATTTTAATTCTGAAGACCAATACGATCCAATGACCGACTTGTCCTTCCAATCAGAACCAACCACCATTATATCAGGTTTGATTGATTTTACCAATGCCTCAAGAGATTCATCACTATCAAAGTAAGTCACCTCATCAACTGCTTCAAGAGCAATGAGCATCAGTCCTCTATCTTCCTGATTATATATTGGACGGGTTGGTCCTTTCTTTTCCCGTACTCTATCGTCAGTATCGATACCTACTATAACATAGTTCCCTAAAGACTTAGCATAGTTTAGTAATGATATGTGACCTGGATGTAAGAGATCAAAAGTCCCATTAACAAAGACTCTTACTGGTGCAAAGGGGTGGATAAATCTTTTCATAATAAACTTAGTAAATCATCATAAGAATACTCTGGTCCAAGATAAGGACTAGAATAATCTCTTATTGTTCTATCACCTGTTGTTTTATAATGGTGATATAATGCTGCACCCATAGAAGTACCAGCATCATTGCTTATTGGTTCAACATAAAGATTGATACCCTCATCTTTAAGTTGTTCCAAGTAATGATAGTTAGCAACACAATTTAAAGCATACCCTCCACTAAGAACAATATTATAATTTCCAGTCATATCTACAGATTCTTTAAGATATTCTGTCATAACATCTTGAGTTTCTTTTTGAACTTTATATGCTAGGTCTTCTGCATCAAGTTCTTTACCATTATCTAATAGAATACCTCCAGGAGGGAAGACTGGACTAATAAAATTTGAATTGACTGGAGTATAATAATGAAATATCTTATCAGAGAACATAGATGGAATATCATCATTTGATTTTCCATATGAAGCAAGACCCATTGTCTTACCACAATCTAAAGGTCCAAATCCAAGATGCATATTAACAGCAAGATATGCACTAGCAAGACCTGCTAAACCATCAATGATACAAATAGATAATCCCTGATCATCTTGATCAAATAGGTTTGTAGTAAACTCTGAATATATTTCTCTTTTAGTAGCAGTTGTACCACCTAGATGTTTATAAAGTGCGTTTATCCCTGCAGGATATGAACATTCAAATATACTTTCAGTTTCATAATAGAATGTACCACCATTATTAAAAGCAGACCCTGCACCATCAACTATGAGTGCCGTTGCTGTTTCAAATCCAGAACGATAGAAAGCACAAGCAGCATGACATTTATGATGTCGTCTGCTATAATCTATTACCTTATTTGAATCATCAATCAACCCCGTCTTTCTAGAAAATGAAGTATAGATATCTTCCTCTGCACCAGTGACTGCATAATCAATCTTAGGAGCATCAGATAGAGGTTGTGTATGACAAATTACAAGATAATCTAATTGATCAGTATAATCCTTACACTTCTGCAAAGATAATAAGGGAGTTCCATCATGTTTATACCGTGATAGTCTTTCTTCTTCTAAAAAGAATACTATCTCACCATCCTTTAAAAGACAAGTGCTACCGTTATGACCACGACTAATACCAGCAATCCATTTAGTCATCTTTAAGGATGGTCATAGATCCAATATTGTTATTTTTAATAGTAATCATCTTACTATACTCAGGAAGATATAAGTACTCAATATCACTATTAGCAAGAGTCCGTAACGCATCATCGAGTGTTTCAACCAAAGGTTCTCCACCCAAATTAAAGGAAGTATTAAAGATGATAGGGCAACCAGTCTGTTCAAAGAATTCTGTGATAAGTTTGTGGTAGTTCTCATTCTGTTCTTCTGTTACTGTTTGTATTCTACATGTGCCATCAACATGAATGATAGAAGGAATTTTTTCTTCAATACCTTCTTGACAGTTAACAGCATACATCATGAACGGAGTCTCATCCATACCACGAAGATCAAACCACTCATGTACATGTTCTTTTAAAATAGAACCTGCAAATGGTCTAAAGAATTCCCTATGCTTAACACTATTAACATGATCTTTTCCATCAGGATCACGAGGATCATATAGTATAGATCTGTTACCAAGAGCACGAGGACCAGACTCAGATCTACCTTGGAACATTGCAACAATATTCTTATTCAGAATAAGATCAACAATCTTCTTGTCGTCAGCATCTGAAATCTCTGCACCATACTTAGAACTCATTTCTTCAATCTCCGTTTGTGAATGATTGTACTGTGGACCATAATATAAATTAGTGATACGGTCTCTCTTTTTACTGTCTTTAGTAATATAATGATGCCACAACTGAGCAGCACCAACTGCAGTACCAGCATCATTACTCATTGGTTCAACATAGATATTGATTCCTTCATCTTTAAGTTGATCAAGATACCAATAATTTGCCATACAATTTAAACCATAACCTCCAGCAATAACAACATTCTTTTTACCAGTCATTCTAACAGCTTTTCTAATTAAATCCAACATCTGTTCTTGTGTATCATTCTGCACCCTCCAAGCAGCATTCTTTCTACTGTCTACATCCCACTGCTCTTCTCCTACTACACCTTCTTGACCAGGGAATTTTCTAATCTCTGGTTCATAAAAAGGTTGGAACAATGCACTGTTAGGATACTTAGCATCAAAATATTCAGCACTAGCATACTTAAGTTCCATATCTCCTAGTTGATTGAAGAAAGGTTTAAGATAATCACATGGTCCTCCATATGGTGACAAACCCATCGTCTTACCTGCTTCAATAGCAGTCCATCCACAATAATCAGTAACTGCTTCATATGCTTTCACAATACCTGATCCATGCCTAGCAATTAATTCATGACTATCATTTTCTTTAGACTCCCAATCAATCTCACCAGTCTTACCATAACCAGACCAGAATCTAGAATTAAATCCACTTTGAGACATAAAGTTTGAAACATATCTAGTACCAATATGTTTATACCTTGTATCAAATTTATGAGGATAATCACAGTCATATATGGTTTCTGTCTCCCAGTAATCATTCAAGTCATCTTCACGAATACCAAAGTTAACCCATGACCCTGCACCATCAACTATAACAGCACATGCCGTATCAAATCCAGAATTATAGAAGGCAGATGCTGCATGACATCTATGGTGAATAGTACCCATCTCAATTATATTATTAGGCCAAGTACCTCCACCTGGTCTTTCAGTATAAGATCCTTCAGGCCATTTAATTCTGTCATTAATAACTGGATCAACCAACCCAATCTTTCTAGCTAATCCATAGTAAGGATCATCTAAACAATAATCAAGTTTGACATCCTTATGAGCCATCATCGGTGTCGTATGAGTCATGACAAAGTAATCTAACTTGTCAGTATACTCTTTCATCTTAATTATTGCCGCAAGAGGAGCACCATCATACTTAATTCTAGTAAGTCTCTCTTCTTCTAAGGAAAAAACAATCTCCCCATCCTTCATAAGACAGACACCAGCATTGTGTCCTCTTGATATAGCACCAATCCAAGTCATGATCCAAACCCCTTCTTAGGTGTACTTGTAGGGCAAGCAGGATCATCACAACATGATTGTTGTGGTTGTGGTTTCTGCTGCTTTCTTTTAACTGATTTACCCAGTCTCTTTCTACAAGTATCAATGACATTTTTAATATCATCCTTAGTCATAGTCATACACTCATCATTTTCCATGTCCTGATAATCTTCTTCAGTTAATCTAATGGGAGAGAAAGTTCTTTTACCTTCACCTAGATCTATTATATCAAAATCTTTATCTTCTGGATAGGATATATTAATTGGATATGTTGAACCAGTAACAACAGTTGCAGTAGTTCCTACTGCCTTAGCAATATGTTGACCAACACTATCACATCCTAAGAAATGATCTGCACACTGAATTATTCCTGACCATAAACGAATGTCAGGAATTTGTGGTAGTGCATGTTCATATTCACTTTCTCCTGTATCAAAAGAGAACTCACTCATAATAATAACAGCATAATCTTTCTTGAGATCGGTAACAATCTTACCAATATCACCTACATTAAAACTTCTAGAAGATGGATCAAAAATATAACCATCAGTATTTTGTACTCCTCTACCAAATGGTTGAACAACTATTACCTTATCCCTACCAGTCTGATTCTTTATCTGTTCTATTGTATTGAGTGCAGTAATACCTTCAGTTTTAGTAACCTTAATAGTGGGAGTAGGAAGTTCTCTAGGTTCATCCAACCCATTGATCTGCATATCATATGCTTGTGTAAGACTACACTTCTGATTATAATAGTGCCAAACACGATACGGTTCTGGTGTTACACAATCACGCATCTTAATTTTATCTTCAAACAAACCCTTATGCCACATGTCATAAGTTTTTGCATGAAGTTTTGGATGCCCCTTGAAGAAATTCATTCCTCCCTCGGCAACAATGATAAAATCATCATTAGTCTCAGCGTATTTTTCTAATCCTGGAATAGAACAAATAACACGACCAGCACCACCATTAATAAAAAATACTTTAGATCTCATAGTAAAGACATCAACAACTTATATAGTTACATAAAAAGAATCTGGTTCATACGATTGTGATCGGTAAACATACCTTTTTCATAGATAGGTCCATGCAATATATCAGCTTGGTATAATACCATTCTATTATACACCATTTCAAAGGTGTGAGCAACCTTCCACTCAGGATTATCTTCTAGAAAATTACTAACTGAATTTGGAGTAGAAATATTACTAGGTATCTGAGGTATACTTATTTCACCTCTGTAAGTATATACATTAGTACCACCACGACATTCTTCTGGGGTATTTAAATAGACAACAGATCCAAATTGAATCTGAGGATTAATATATGGTTCACCAAGATGATAGTAACAATCTTGATGAGGAACCAATCCATACATATTACTACCATGATGAATATCATTCATGACCGCTAGACTACGATCATTTATGATATTAGCCATAAATCTAAGTTTAGAATACTCTCCATTAAACTTGTCTTCATTAAATCTTCTACCCCAAAGATCTTTATCAGAACAAAGAGTATGATAAGTATTATATACCTTGTCTCGTGCTTTTATATCATCTAAATATATTCTATTCCCAGGAAGATGTCCTGGATCCCCTTCTAATAATGAATTATTTCTATTATCAGTACATAATTGTCTGACTGCATCTGGATTCTTATAGAAGTTGTCAACAACTACTAAACTTCTTCCACATACACGAGCAACCTTTATTTCTAGGTCATTATTAAGTTCAAACATTTTATAAAATCCTGTAGGTCAAAAAAAATTCGGGATTTTTTTTCCCGAATTCTGGTAACTAAAAGTTGATTTTCGTTTCAGGTCTATTTTCCTGCTGGTCTACCGACATGTTCAGCAGAATCTGACTTAAGAAACTCTTCCCAATCTCTTTGTTGATCTGGATCCATTGGCCAAGCAATCAAGTGAGTAGCAGTACCAATACCAGACCAGTCAAGAGGAAGATCCCTCAACTTCTGACGATAAGTTGTCCAAGCAGTTTTGTATGCACCATCTGGTAGGTCAGCAGCTATACGAGTATCAGAAGCTTCTAATAATAGATTTCTATTCTTTCTAATACTATCCCAAGATTCAAATGTACTATCTGCCAAATTATTAGGGTCATCCTCATTATTTAAGGAATGAGAAAACTTAGGAGTAGACCATCCACCAGCACCACTGTTCTGAGTAGGATCATAATAAAATGATCTCACATCATATGCTTCACAGAAGCAATGAGGATCCATTATGAATGGATTAGGATCTTCAGCAGGTCCAGCAGCTACTTCAATAACATTAGGAGGTGCTATACCACCCCAAAGAGCAGCAGCATGTAGAGGAAACTTCTCACAATCTAAAAATACCCGAACACAATCTAGCGGAACGCTTAATGAGGGGTAATCAGATTGATCTACATCCCAAACATAAGCAACATCTCTGCTGGCATTACTTGCTTGGTCAAAAGTTCCACCAACACCTTGAGACTTTTTAACATAGTCAACTGCAATTTGAGCAGGACCAGTATAAGTTTCAATACCTACACTAGTATCATCTTGATCTTGTCCCATCCAGACTGTAGGTACTGGAAAGATTATAGTTTTAGTAATTTGTGCCATTTGTTTTGTTCAGGTTTGCTCCCTCATTTGTTATTTATTAAGACCAAGTAGTAACAACTACGAGACCACCTTGTCCCCAATCTCCCCAACACTGACTACCTTGTACAGAACCAGCGTATCCACCGCCACCAGGCCACTGTGAGTGACCGAAACAGCATCCACGCTGCGGACCAGTAGAACAGAATGATCTACTATGTGTAGTAGAAGAACCCCAAGGACCATTAGCACCAATTGCTGACATCCAGTGCTGTGTATGACAGTAGTAGTTACTATGTTCCATAGAAATACCACCCTTTATACCAATTTCACCACCACCACAGTCACCTTTACTATATCCAAAAGGCTCACCTTGACACTCATTAAAGCAAGTACCACACTGTTTATGGTAACCACAGTTGTAACACCAACCACCACATCTTTGGAACCCGTGTGATCCACCGTTAGCACAGAAGTTACTTAATCCACTTCCTTGAACATATGATTTATATCCACACCATCCACAACCTGTTCTACCATTACAGCAACCGCAACAACTACACTGACTAGATCCACCAGCACAGATAGTATATGATGAACTTCCTGGTGTAAAGTCTCCCTTATGAGAGTGTATAATCTTAGAAACATATGCTCCAGAACCACCAGGCGTTCCACGAGCAGTTTGACAGCAACGAGCAGGACCACCTGATCCACCACCGCCTCTTAATTCAAACCTAACAGTAAGAACCTTACCTGGAACTGTCCAGTTACAGCAACATCCACCATTAGGTCCACTCCACTGACTATCATGGTAGAACATATATTGTTCTGTTACAGCAGTAGAAAATCCTGAGACCTGTGCTGGTCCTAAGGAGTTGGGTTCTATCGCATCCCCACCATCTATCTTTTTATAAGTTTGATAATCAGCCATTGGTTTAGCAATTCCGTATTAGTATTTAGCAAAAGTATAACAAAAAGGGAGTTTAAACTCCCTTTGAATCATTAGATAGTGATGATTCTCCATCCATGCGTTCCATCATAGAACACTAATTCAAATGCAGCACCTTCAGTAGATACTGTCATGTCTGCAGCTGCACCCATGATTGGGTTACCGTTTCTACCAATCGTTAGGTTCTGAGTATCAAATGTACTATTAGCATCAAAGATTCTAACGCTATCACCTTGAACTGGAGATCCAGGTAGGGTAATAGTGAATCCACCACCAGAGGTGTTGCAGAATGCTTGCTGTCTGTTAGTAAGAGTTGTGTTACTTGATGTAGATACATTAGCGTATGCACCTAGAGGTAACCAATCATTACCGTTATAAAATTCAATTCCATTTGCATCAGTATCGTAACGAATACCACCTTCTAGTAGATCACCACCAGCAGGTCTGGTTGCTTGACTACCACGAGGAGGAACCAACATACCAGAAGTATTATCCATCCTACCCCTTGTTAGGAATCCACGAACTGCTTTTTCTGTAGGACAAGCAGCGTTGGAGTCTCCACCCAATGTTTCATCAGAGGAGAACTCACTAATAGATTCACCAATCTGACCACCAATCGCACCCAGTTTCAATTCTGTCAAACCAGAAAGGTTGAATGCGGAAGCGTCCAAGGTAGCAGCACCAGTTAACTGGTTAACTGAGAAGTATTCTCCAACCCTGAAGTTACCTCCTTGGTCAGTAGACACGAAGTAAATTCTACCAGGTGAGACTGTGTTAACCTCATTACCTTGAGCAGCACTGTTCTCATCTACATTTGGATAGTTAGTAGTAGTTGTATTACCTGTACCAATCAATAAGAAGTCATGACCTGTTAGACGAATCTTAGAGAACTTACTTCTCATCACGACTCGCTGATCATCCATACCTATAGTTGGAGATGCTCCTTTGCCTGGAGCAATGTTAACTGTAGATCTACCATCACCAAGAGTGATAGCACCAACAGATGTCTTACCAATACCACCACCACCGACATATGTATGTTCAGCTGTGAAGGTTGATGGTACATTTTCAGTAGGACTGTTCTTATCATTCAATACTTGAACTTCAAAGAATGTATTACCAACTCCAGAAATCTGAAGTGGAATGTCATTAGCAGGGTCAGTTACTCTTGGATATGCACTAGAATCACCACCACCTACATTACACTCGAAGAAGAGTGATCCAGTCTTAATTCTTACAAAGTCACCAAACTCTAGATTATGATTAGTAGTCGTAAAGACTGTCATAATACCAGTAACACCACTATAGAATGCGTCGTGTACATCTGCCTGAGTTGGTTCTATATAATTTGAAGCAGTTCTAACGATGTAAGAGTTGCTATCAGAGAATCCTATACCTGTAGTAGTAAATCCAAGTGCGTCACCAACCGTTAGTGAAGTTGTTAAACCTGCCAACTCTAACAAGATACCTTGCTGTCCTTTAATAGAGTCAGATGCAGAAGCAATGATAGCAAATCCTGTACCACCAGAACCAACAGAATCAATTTCTATATTTTCGCCAGGTTTGAATACTGTAGTACCAACACCGACTGCACCGTTAGATATAACAGTAGGATCGCTGGAAGTGTTACCAAATCCAACAAAGTACTTGAAGTAAATTGAGTCACTAGATGACTGATCGTTAGTTAGAATACCACGAGCACCTGATTGAGTACCACGAATGGTAGCACCAACAGCAACTGTACCTGTTGTTTGACCAGCAAGTAGAGCCATCTTATCACCGTACAGTGTACCAGGTCTTCCTACTTCATGAGTAGAGAATCCACAGGCAACAGCACCGTAAGTACCGTAAGAGTTGTTACTTGATAGAGAACGAATCTCTGAACCAGTGTCTGAAATGTAACCGTATGCACAGTAGTAAGTGAAACAGGATACAATCTCAGCAACAGCATCATCTTCTAGGTAAATTCCGACACCACCTGACATAACATTAGTGAAGGAGTCAAATACCATTGACTTATAACCCTTACCTTCTGGGTTCTTATGGTGTACACCACCTTCTAGGTAGACACCGATAGCACCACCATGACCACTACCATCAGTAGCATTGTGTCCAAAGCATGTGCAGTCTTTAATATATGCAGATCTCTTAATAACTGACTCATTAGGGTTGAATCTTAGATAGACACCACATGCAGTAGTACCAAGACCAACCTTATTCTGCATCTTAGCAGTGTTGAATGGGTCGTTCTCATCAAAATCAAATCCTTCCATACCACGCATCGTGATACCTTGGATTGTTACAGCGTCAGACACAAAGAACATGGTCGAACGATTGTTTGGTGTAACACCATCAGTTGATAAACCAGAAGCAGGTCTAATAGTAGAACCTCTAAGAACATCACCAGCAATGGAGAAGTTCTTATTCAATGTCATTGGTAGTACTTCATCAAAAGTACCAGCAGACAGCTTCAGAATAACTGGAGCAGCATCTCGTATTGTACCACCAGACACATAAGTATGAGCAAAGGTTGAAGGACCAACCTGAGCACTAAATGTATTTTGATCGATAACACTTTCAACTCCGAAGAAGAAGTCTCCAGTCTTACCATTCGGGAAGACAGATGCTGGACCTAAGTTAGAGTTACAAGTGAACATCAGTCCAACTATCTTAACCTCACCACCAGGGAATAAGTTGTGACCTGCAGCAGTGATGGTACACATACCACTAGGACCATCATAAACCGCATTGGTTACATCGTATGTTGGGTTAGTTGATGTACATGCAAAAGCAATTGTTTTGAATGCAGCATCAGGTGACTCACCAGAGAATGTATCTTGACCTAATTCAGGGTCAACATAATAAATCTTAGTTAATTTACCAGTATATTGCCATTCAGTTTCGTTTGTTGCACCAGCTTTCAAGAATGTACCAGCAGTACCGATACCTAGTCTTGTTGGACCAGTTGCGTTCCTAGTTAATATATCACCCTTAGTTGTTAAGAGTGCTGCACTATCTCCTATAGCAAATGCTTGCCAACAATTAACTGATGTTCCAGGTTCTACATTAACATTGGTAGAAGCAACTGAAATGTATGCTGAAGATTGATACTCAGCAATGTCACCAATTTCATAAGCAGTTGTTGTGGTGTAAGCACCAGTCCAACTAAATCCTCTATTTAATAGAGCCCAACCATTAATACCACTATCAATTGTGGTACTACCTATACCAGTTGGTCTACTATTTGGAGCAATAGCTAACTTATCAGCTTGATAAGTGTTACCACCAAATCTTACAATCTGACCTTTAGAATAAGCAGAAGTATCATCATAAGCATCCTGACCACCTGTACCTATACCAAGGTTAAGGAATGACCAGTCGGATGTATTCTCGTTAGGTTGTTTAAGTCTAGGGTTAGAACTTATAGCAACATAAGTAGACCCTTTCCATTCAACAATATCTCCTCTCTGATATCTTTCTGAAGTTATATACGATCCCTTGTTCTCATAACCTGCAGATATCTGAGTAAAGTTAGAAGCAGGAGGATAGAATGCATCTGAACCAGCAACTAAACCATCTACTGATTCTATCCAGTCTTTTGGTGTCTGGAATGATGCTGTACAACGATATTCTCTTGGACCAAAGAGTGTAACATCGTTAACACCATAGTATGTGTTAGTAGTATAAGCACCAACAAAGTTAAGACCTTCTTGGAACAGTTTCCAGTTCGCTGGTAGATCTACACCTTCAAAGCTACTCGACAATCCAGATGAAGTATGCTGGTTTGTACAGATGTACATGTTACCGCCTTCTTTGACGATATCATCTTGTACATATGCATAAGTGGTTTCCCAATCTCCTCTAGATTCAAAACCACCTGTATGAAGTTGCCAGTAGGCAGCATCACTAGTAAAGTTTGCCGCAAGGGCTTGTGAGGTATGGTTACCTACGCAGACATATGAGTTCGCACCAAACCTTATAAGGTCATCGATGACATATGCAGTGGATCCAACCCACTCATTACGCCAGTTGAACTTCAGTCTACCAAGTCTAAATTCTGCCATTTTTAGTGATCTCTATACAGGTCCAGAGTATGTGTGGGATCCATTGACTTGAAGGACTAAATATCCATCATGGTCTAGGAAATAATTTATGTTACGCCTATCGTAACGAATCTGTTGATATTTATCCATTGGATGATTGCTCTTGGATTTTTGTTCCGTGGTTTCTTCCACATAATCCTCGTAATCTCCAAAGCCTTCAACCTGAGTACCATCAAGTCTGAATGGTTCAAAAGTTTCAGTTGTTGATGCAGTACTCACCTTAGTAAGGTGTAGCATGTCATCAGCATCACGCCTCAAAGCATACACATAGTATCCTTTTGAGTCTTTCGGTTGAAAGTGTGAATTACTTAGCGAGAGTGCCATTAGCTAACAAGGCTCCAATAAGATCCGTTCCATAAAAGCATAACAGTAATCGTAGCAACATCTAAAATTAGAGGTGGTTCCTCTATATTTCCGAGTGCATCACGAAATTTATTCACAGTGTCAGTAATAATAACATTATTTATATGCCAATTGTTTGCCGCATCATGGATTTCGATACTATCTCCAACTGATAAACCAACAGTAGGCATTGAGAAAGTTAATTCTCCTGAAGTCGTGTCAATAATATATCGTTTATTAACAACAAATGCAGCAGATGCATTCTGGTAATTCCAAACTGGAACAGCACCAGTTGCAGCAGATGCAACGGTCTCGATGTTATCGCCACTTCTAATGTAGATCTTTTGGTCTACTATATTAATCGCCATCTCTCCGTCTTGGAGATCGGACAGACCTGGAATCTGTCCGATGGTAGTACTTCGTTTTGGCTTAATTGCGGTAGGCATTATCTAGGCTTAGACGCTTCCAAGTTATTTATCAGAAATAGTTAATTGCTAATACAAGTCTATTCTTCTTATCAGTACAAGTAGAACTACTATGAGGTACTGATCCATCAAAAGTAACAAACCTATTCTCTATAGAATCTACCCTTGTACCATCATCAAACTCTGTGAAACCATTATTCGTATTCAAATAAAGTAAGGATGCCTTATGTGAATAAGGTTTATCAGTATGTCTGTCATGTATAATATGCTTTCCTTGATTGACATATAATAATAACCTCATTCTAATAAGAGAAGCAACCCCTATTTGATCAAGCAAAGGTCTAAGTTCATCAAAGAAACTACTCTCTGGTATATAATTCTCATACAATCTATGGACAAAATAAAAATGATCAGTATGATCTTCATCTACTTCAGCTACATCCTTTTGGAATCCCCAAGGGAAGTTGGGCATAGACACAGTGTCAACAATACGATCAAAGTATTCTCGTTCTAAAAAATTATCAGTAGTTTCAGTTAAGGAGCCCATAAGTTAAACGCAATTGATATACGAGTCTGTTTAGTATGATTTATATCAACTCTATGAGGTAAATGTGATGGAAATATACACATGGTTCCTGGTGTAGGATTAAATGGTTTTGTAAGATCATCACAGTATGTACCTTTTGCATATTGATTAGTTGATTCAAACATAACAGGACGATCATTATCAGGAACCTGTACCCATAAAATTCCAGACAAGATACATCCTGGATGAACATGAGTCACATTATAACAATTCTGATAGTTAAAATTAAACCACATGTTATTTAATTTTATAATATCTTCTGATATAGTAGCACCTTCTCTAACATATTCACCAACTGTAGCTGTAATTTGTTCAGATATATGATTCATATATGGAGCAAAAGAATCTTCAAAATAAAATTGATCTCCACTCTGATACCCACCAAGATTACTCCTCTCTAATGTTGGATTTCTTTTACTATAATCCACCATCCAATTAACCATATCATCCCTATAAGAATCAAAATTATTATCAAAAGATGTAACAATCTTTTCAGGAAATAAAAGTTCAGGTGGATCTATTACAATACTCATTTGTAACTGAATAAAAAGTTATCCACAAAAGACTCTGACTTATCCTTACCAAACTTTGCAGTAAGATATCCTCTAACAGGATCAAGCTTAGTCATGTAAGTATCGAAGTCATGATACACAGTAGTATCTTCTCCTTCTGGTTTAGTATCATCTATCATTTCTCTATACTTTGACAAATAATATTTGAATGTAGGTAAGTATGTATTGACCTCCTCAGGTTTACAATATCTTACAAATATATTCTCAGAGAAATGGTTACCCATCTCAAAGAACCTATACTTACCATCATCTTTTGGTAATGT